GCATTTTTCAGATTACACTCAAACTCTGGTACAATTAAGGCATGAACACAACCAGAACTCTTGACCGCGTAGTTCATTTAGATGAACGAAGCCGTGACTTCCCAATTACTGCTTTAGTTAACACCAACGCGTACAAGACAACCGAATGGGATTGTAATACGTACAACGACCAAGGCACCGAGGGTGCCTGCGTAGGATTTGGATGGGGACACGAACTTGCCTCCACCCCTGCTCCCGTTCCTACCAATGCCTCCCAGTCCCTTGCTATTTATAGGAGAGCACAGCAACTTGACGTATGGGACGGAGAAGCATACAGTGGCACCAGCGTTCTTGGTGGTGCTAAGGCTGTGGCCGAACTTCGAAATAATGTGGGAGAGCCTTATCTAAAGGAATACCGATGGGCATTTGGTCTTTCTGATTTGCTACTTGCTCTTTCTCACCAAGGCCCGGTAGTTCTAGGAGTTAACTGGTACTCAGGAATGTTTAATGTAGGTCCTGACGGATACCTTAGAGTCGGTGGTACACTTTCTGGTGGACACTGCCTACTTGCTCTTGCAGTCAACCTTACTTTGGCAGAAGGATTTACAGGAGAGCCTGGCGACCCTTCTAACCTCGACCTTGAGAAGTCTTATGTTGTTCTTCACAATAGTTGGGGTCAGGATTGGGGTGTCGGTGGTAAGTGTAAGATGACGCTTCTAGATATCCAGCGCCTCTTGAACGAACAGGGAGAGGCTTGCGTACCTGTGCTACGCTCTACAGATGCAACCGTAGTGGTAGTTCCTACTGAGCCAACTGCTCCGGTAGAACCAACTTCTCCGGTACAGCCAATCGCTCCGGTAGAACCGATTGCTCCGGAAGAACCGATTGTCAGCACTCAGGCTTTCTTCTCTGTCTCACGCACTAGCACTTTTCACAGTAACCACCCAGGTTTGCGTAAGGCAAGAATTTTTAACAGTTACGAAGAGGCACGACGCGCAGGGCTTCGGCCATGCTCTATCTGCCGCCCAACACCGTAGTTGACAGGCTTGATAGCAAGATGGTAGACTAAGTTTGTAGCCGGGGAAACCCGGTGACGGAATGTACGCAAGTGGTATGCGGCTTCGTTTGGGACGAAGAAGTCGGGAGTTCGAATCTCTCCATTCCGACGTTAGAGTGGGTATAGTGTACTGGACAGCACGGTACGTTTGGGACGTAGCAGACGGGGTTCGATTCCCCGTACCCGCACAACAGCCCGCCATTTATGGCGGGTTTAACCCAACATGAAGGAGCAAGATGACCTAGGGAGCGATTATGACGAAGACCATGACCCCGGCTGAACTACGGGAGTGGCGGATACAGCAAATCACCGAGCGTGATGGAAGTGACTGTTTCTACCCACCGTGCCTACAGCCCTTTAAATCCAGGGAAGATATTACATTCGACCACTGGATTCCTCAGTCTAAGGGGGGAACATGGGAGATTGAGAATCTTCGTCTTATGCACAAGAGGTGCAACGCCGTCAAGGGCGACGATATGCCTCTACCCGATGGTACTCTTCCTCCAAAGAAGAGAGAACTAAACTCTCAAGAGCGACGTATTCAGCGTATTGGTCAGCGACCACAGGTTTGCAACACTTGTATGTCTGGACGTATCCTTTTGATTGGTGAGACTTGCTCAGTTTGTGGTTCTGGTCCCATGCCTAAGGCAATGCCTCAGTCCATGAAGAAGCGTTCTAACGAATGCGACCACGACAAGAACTGGTGCTGGGCTTGCATTATTGGTATTGCAGAGCGTAAGCCTGCGATTTACGATGTGCTAGGGTCCGATATGCTAGACTAGGTACCGGCACCAACCTCTAAGGAGGTGGTGACCATGACTTAGACTTAGTAGTAAGTAGAGCGGGGGATTGGTAGTCCGGTGAAGATGAGGCGCGTCAATAGGCTTCGCTAAACCCACCAATCTTAAACGGCAAACGGTCATGTGCCCCGCCCCACGCCTCTTGATGTAAGCGGATTACAGTCGCTCTCTAAAAGCGATGTTGTCGGTTCAAGTCCGACAGGAGGCACGACCTCAAGACAGGTACCTGGGATTAGATACCCCAAGGTTGGCTGGCGCGTAAGCGACTAAGCCTGTCGCGCTCGCGTGGTATAACGGTTATTACATCCTTCTCTAAAAGGGAAAATGGGAGTTCGATTCTCTCCGCTTGCACATGACAAATGAAACTAATGTAAACTCTTTGAATTATATTTTGATGGTGCCCTCTGGTGGAAAGGAAATTCTCAAACTAGACCGGGCTTATGTTGAGTCTAAGTGCGCTTGGCACGAACAGACTGATAGAGCCGGTCGTTGGCTAGTTGACAAGCCCAGGAGCGTCTGATACACTGATATACGTAAGGCACCGGGTCAGGATGGAAACGTAGCAGCCCAACCTTACACAATACCTGATAGTGTAACGGCAACACCATAGACTCTGAATCTATTATTCTTGGTTCGAATCCAGGTCGGGTAGCAAGTCATGTAGACTATAAATACAAACGCTAGATAGCATAAGCAATGCGCCGGGGAATGCCCCGGAGATAGGGTGTCAAATCCTCAAGGCGACAAGCGGCGCTGGTGTAATGGTAGCACAAGAGATTCCAAACCTCTTAGCCTGAGTTCGATTCTTAGGTGCCGTGCGTGATTATGAATATTTTCAAAAAGGTGTTAGTTGGCAAGGCGCTACAGTTGGCTATACGAAAGTACAACGAGCGTGGCACCAAGAAGTACAGTTCATAGTTAAATAACTTTCGGGTCGATGTAGTAAGGGTTATCCAAATATAACAGGTTCGAATCCTGTACGTTATTCCGTAAGGTGTATCGTACCGCTCTGGGAGCAAAATGCACTAGGTTGGTTTCCTAAAACTATCTCCCTTCTCGCCACATATCTGATTGACAAGGTGCCGTCGTACAATGGTTAGTACAGTTCTCTGATAAGGAACAGACGCGGGTTCGACTCCCCCCGGCACTACATGAGCATAGTAAGCAGCAACATGGGGATGATTCAGACATATCCAACTTATTACACACCTATCTCTACTAAGCGTACCGTAACTACTGTGACGGAATACGACGGGGAAGGTCGAGTAGTGAAGGTCACAACAACCGAAGAGACAGTTGACACAACGCCAAGTTACCAGTATCCTACTACTTGGAACAACGATAAGTTCTACATTACAAACGTGAGTGACCAGCCTCTAAAGGCTTCGTCACACACATAAGCAAAGCACGAGTCGAAGAGTCTAGGTTACCTTTGGAGAAATCGCTGAGACTGTAATAGGTCACGGCGAGAGTCGGTTCAAGTCCGACATTAAATAAATACACCTATTCTCACAACATATTCGTGTTTATGGTCCCGTAACTCAGTGGTAAGAGGGCTTGTCTTATATACAAGCAGTCGTGAGTTCGATTCTCACCGGGACTACGTAGCAGGGCCGAAGCACGAGGGTTATCTCAATTGGTGAATACATACCCCTCATCGCAATAACATGCCCAGCCAACAGTTTGTGGGTCGAGTGTAATCGTTTATCTTACCAAAAATCAAGAAGGAAGGGTTCGATTCCCCCCTATTCGGGCTGGTGCCTACGATTGCTTTAACATATCCACATTTAGGAATGTAGCGCGTATCGGTACGCAGCGTGACTTGAAATCACGAGCCAGGTGAAAGCCTGTGGGTTCGAATCCTATACATTCCGCTTAGCGAGTCGGATTACTAAACGGTTATCCCATTTGAAGGGGGAAGTTGCAGGTTCGAATCCTGCCGTCGCAACAGCGCGGCGTAACTCAACGGTAGAGTGCCCAAAAAGTCCGTTGGTTACTAACATATTCGCTATCTATTTTGTTCGGGTCGAAGTCATTGGTTTATCTTCCAAAATATAAAACCATCGACACTCACATATCCGTCCATTACAATGCCCTTAATTGAGTGTTGGGTCGGAGCATTTTCGGTTATCTTCTGCAAAAAGAGCGAGTGGGGTTCGATTCCCCTCACTTCCACACCTGGGAGTGTCTGGCGACTAGTTAAACCCGAGAAAGCACAACATATCCAATGTTCAGTTAAGGGCATTGTTGCGTCTTGACAGCACCCGCCGGTACTGCTAGAGTCACTTCATCAGCCACTACAGAAGGAGTCATTATGCGTAAGCGTGAGATTACTGTGAACCTTGTCCGCAACAACGACAGCGACACGTACGAGGTTGTAAGCGATTTTGACCTGACTATGATGCGCGGCCAGTACCGGGTGATTCCTGAGAAGGGTCGCTTTGACGAGAAGCGTAACATGCACGGTCGTTTCTACATTCGAACGGAGAAGTAAGTTGTCACTTGCAGGTGAGTTTAAGAATGGAACAAAGCGTCTGGCCGAGGACACTGATTACGCTACCCACGACGAGATTGCAGACGAGTTAGGCGCAAAGCAGATACACTACGACATTATTGACACGGTTCGCTGGGGTCAGGTTGTAGAGTACGTGTACATGAAGGGCTTAGAGTATGCACGCGTGGTGTATACCGAGGGCAGCGGTGATAGCGAGTATGATTACGAGCCTGAGTGGACAGCAGTTCGCCCGGTTACGAAGACAGTTATTACCTACGAGAATCTATAGATTGGCGGCTTAACCGCTTAACCTATGCCCGTTTAGAGCGGGCCGAAAGAAGGAGATACAAATGGCAACTGCACTAAAGACTTACACTGGTTCTCAGAAGACTCTACGCACTGAGACGCCTCAGACTGTCCGTACCCCAGGACGCACCGATGAGGTGCAGAACAACGCGGGTGGCTTCGTATTCAAGGTGAGCGACCAGTCCCGCCTAGAGCGATTTCTAATCCTTGGCACTGACGGCGGTACTTATTACGTCGGTCAGCAGAAGTTGACGGAGCAGAACACCGAGTTTCTTCGCAAGATGATTCGTGAGAACGAGCCTCTTGTCCTAGACACCATTGTCTCTGTCTCTGACGAGGGACGTGCCTACCGTAACTCCCCAGCATTGTTTGCGCTTGCGCTGGTAATGACTGAGGGTACGAACAAGGCCCGTGCTCGTGCGGCTGTGGAAAAGGTTGCGCGTACGTCTACGCACCTTTTCGAGTTCGCTCAGTACATTGACGACCTTGGTGGATGGGGTCGTGCAAAGCGTAAGGCCGTAGCAAACTGGTACGAGGGCAAGGATGCAGGTTCGCTTGCATACCAGGCCGTCAAGTACCGTCAGCGCGACGGTTGGACTCACCGCGACCTTATGCGTCTCTCTCACCCGGAGGGCGTGGACCGGAATGTTGGAAACTTTATTCTGGGCCGTGAGGTCGAGGTTGGCACGGTTGACATTCTGGACGGCTTCCGAGCCATGCAGAGCGCCGGGTCAGTCAAGGAGGTTCTTGCTATCCTAGGAAAGCACAAGAACCTTCCATGGGAGACAATTCCTACTCAGTTCCTCAAGGAGTCTGATGTTTGGAAGGCAATTTTCCGTAACGGTCAGTTGAATGGTCAGGCTCTTGTTCGTAACATTACGCGGCTCGCCCGTATTGGTGCTTTCAAGGATATGGCATTCGCTGCCGAGTACGCTGCTAAGTTGACTGATGTAGAAATGATTCGCAAGAGTCGTCTACACCCAATCAACTTCCTGAACGCTGCTGTGGTCTATGCAGATGGTCAGGTCCAGCGAGGCGGTTCTATGTACTCTTACGGGCGTACAAAGGACTGGACCTCTGAGAGTGTTATCACGGACGCCATCAATGATGGTTTCCACGCGGCATTCAAGGCCATTGAGCCTGCTGGTAAGCGTACGATGCTAGCCGTCGATGTATCTGGTAGCATGACTTCTCAGGCTCTAGGGCTTGACCTTTCCTGCGCTCAGATTTCCGGTGCGCTGGCAATGACCATCGCTCGTACTGAGCCTGCTCACATTATCCGAGGATTCACGTCCGAGGGTCGTGGTTGGGGTGGAGCAACTTCTCTGTCTGACCTTGGTATTTCTGCTAAGACGCCTCTGGCTACGGCCATGCGTGCAGTGCAGAAGTCTAATTTCGGTGGCACGGATGCTTCGCTTCCTATGAAGTGGGCGCTTGAGAACAAGGTAGAGGTTGATACCTTCGTCGTTATCACTGATAACGAGACGTACGGTGGCAGCAGCAAGCCTACCCAGGCTCTCAAGAAGTACCGAGACAAGACAGGTATCGACGCTCGCTTGGCTGTTCTGGGTGTGGCTTCTACGGAATTCACCATCGCAGACCCAACCGACCGTGGTCAGATGGACTTTGTAGGCTTTGATTCAGCAGCACCGAGAGTCCTAGCCGATTTTTCCGCCGGTCGTCTTTAGAGAATAGGTGTGGTAGAATGGGGTTATGAAAACAAACTCCATTCTACCCGCCTGTCTCTCTTATGAAGGCGAGACAGTCAACGGTAGACTAATTGGTCCGATTGAACGTGTTGGAAGATATACAATGTACAATTGGACGTGCCCGGTACACGGCACAACAGGTAAGTTGCGTATGAAAGATATTAAGGCACGACGTGGCCCGCAGTGTTGTCAATTGAGAAATGGGCACCATAGTCCTAGTTGGGCCGGGCATCAAGATATACCAATGACCTACATCAATCAAGTTCGCCGGGGAGCAGAAGTTCGTGGGCACGAATACTCAATTACCCCTGAGGATATGTGGAACCAGTGGACCTCGCAAGAGGGACATTGTGTCTACACCGCCAGGAAAATTACTCTAGGCAAGGACGCTTCCTTGGACCGCACTGATAGTTCTGTGGGATACACTCCCGATAATATAAAGTGGGTCCACAAAGATGTAAACGCAGCCAAGCAGGGCGTGTCCCATGCAGATTTCGTTAAAATGTGTAAAGAGATTGCTTCTCAGTACGAGTTCGCTGACGACGCTGGTCGTCTGTAGCCGGTAGTTGCCCGGCGTAGTTTCAAAACTACGCCGGGTTTCTACTGTAGGCAGGCTTGACTTGTAAGTCTTAAAGGTCTACACTAGGAGAATGAGTTCGTTTGACGGGTTAATCCTTGTCGCGGGAATAATAATTCCCATAATAATCCTCCAGTTTATTTTTGCCGCAGGACTAGTCTGTATTGTCATTCTTGTCGGACACTTGGTGTATTATAGAGTATACAAGGCGCATTTGATTAATACTCACCCAGACAAGTTACTACTGGAAGAGATTCGTCGCCAACACTAGGAGGAAAACAATGAGCAAGGCAGCAACAGTTGAAGGTGTACTGAAGGCAAGTCTCCGCAGGATTAAGCACCGTTGGGTGAAGAACATGTGGAAGGGAAAGCGACCCGAAGGTGCAGCAGCGGACGGTCGTGGACAGAATGCCTATTGTCTGGTAGGCTCAGTTACAGGT